ATAGTGCTCTGTATAAGACTCTGGACGATAATGGTGTTGCTCTTGTTGTCCGTTTAGCAGAGACAATCCCACCTGAGAACCTGAATAGACTTATTGGTGATATGGCTAACTTTGATGATGCTTTCGCAAAGGCCCTTGCTGGTGATGGAAAGGTCTTTGGTACTGCTGGCATCCAAAAGGCTGTTCAGGATGGCTCTAGGTCTGATGCAGAATCTATTGCTAAAGACGCTATCCAAACCTTTGAGCATGGTATTGTACCAGAGTTCTTTACCGCCTTTAAGGAATCTCAGAAGAGAGCAGGATATGATGTCGTAGATGGTGAAAGCTTTAAGAAAATCACTGGAGCTAATATTCCAGAGATTGTTAAGCTTACCTCCACTAACCCAGACTTTAGAGGAGAGTTTGGAGACTTCCTTACTTCCGACATTAATAAGACAGTCTCTGTTATCAAGAGTAACTTACCTACAGAGGTATCTCTTACTCTTAATTCTAAAGGTCAATTCTCTCTTGTTTATACTGGAGAAGGTGGAACCTCTAGAGCAGAAGCTGCTATGGGGGCAGATGCCTTTGCTGCTGCTGAAATCAAGAAGGCTCAAGAAGCCCTTCCTGAAGGTCTGAATCTTAACGTCTTGAATGAGAAGATCGCTACTCTCGGCCTTATGGGAGAGTTTGGTAAAGAGATTCAGGGCGCTATCGGTATCCTTAACAAGCCTGAAGATTCTTCTACCAAGAAGACTAGTTCCTTTGGCGGTGGTAGAACTACTCCTAGAGGTCGAGGTGGTAGGGGTAGGGATGTAGGTGCTGAGCTTGGTATCGACTTTACTGGTATCGAAAGAGAGACTGGACTGCCATCTGGATTCTTAAATACCATGGCTATCATTGAGTCTGGTGGTGACCCTAACGCCAAGAACGATAGTTCAAGTGCTGGTGGGTTATTCCAACAGATTGACTCTAATGCCGCTGCTTATGGAGTGGCTGATAGGTTTGATCCTATGCAGTCAACTGAAGGTGCTGTAGCCTTTGCTCAGGACAATACAGTCTACCTTGCAGGTAAGCTTGGTAGAGAGCCTACTGGAGGTGAGCTTTATCTAGCCCACCAACAAGGCCCTGCTGGAGCAGCTAGGCTTCTGTCTAACCCAGACACCCTCGCTGTCGATATCGTAGGAGAGAAAGCTGTCAAGCTTAACGGTGGTAGCATTGATATGACTGCCCAAGAGTTTGCTAACATCTGGATCAACAAGTACGACCGTATCGCCAAGGGTGGTATTGGGCCTGCTGGAGCGCCTGTATCCGTGACCAAGAAGGATGCTTTAAGTCTCCCCCTAGGGTCAGCTAGCCCAGACTCTCAGAGGGCCTCTGGTGAGGCTCCTACGCAGTCTACGGCCCTATCTACAGGCACCTCCTTGACCTTCGATTCTCCTGAGGTTCAGCAGATCGTAGAGAAGGCCACCAGTGCTCCTGATGAGGCTATTGCTATGGCTAAGGAAGTTCTTACCAGACCTATGGACCCTAGCATCAAAGCATTGATTGAAGCCTTGGTTAAGATTGGAGAGAGAGCATGAATTGGAGACGTGGTGGGGCGAAGGCAGTTGAGGCTGTAATTAAGCCCACCTTTGATGATAAGAGATTCTTTGATGTTATCAGACCTTTCTTTGGTGGATTAAATCAAGAGCAGGTAGATGGTATCAATGGAATCATTAAAGCCTTTAGAGAAGTGGGTGATGGGGATATTGATACCTTAGCCTATGCTCTAGCTACTGCCTATCATGAAACTGGTAAGAAGATGGTTCCTGTAAGGGAAGGCTTTGCCAAGACAGATAAGGGGGCTAGAAGTGCTGTAGCAAAGCTTGCTGCCAAGAGAGGGCCATCTAGTGCCCCCGCTAAGTACGGACAGCCTGCTGGACCCTATGGTCATGTCTACTATGGTAGAGGTCATGTTCAACTTACTTGGCTTCATAACTACAGGAATAGTTCTAAGGATGCTGGTGTCGATCTAGAGAAGTATCCAGACAAGATGCTTGATCCTGTTATCTCTGCTAGAGTTCTTATTAGAGGAATCATGGATGGTAGATGGAATGGTCAGGGGAAGGGTATAGACTTCTATGAAGGAGAGGATGACAAGCTCTCAAGAGAAGAAGCTACCCAAGCTAGAAGGCTTGTCAATGTGCAGGACAAGGCTTTAACTATTGCAGTGTACTTTGAGCACTTCTATAATGCTCTCAAGTCTTCGGGGTTTAAATGATGCCTGAAGCTATCAAGGATGACCTTATAAATAAACTCATGGTGGGTGCTGTTATTGGTCTGCTTACCTGGAATATCTACACCACACAACAACTGACTATTGACATTGCAGTGCTACAAGAAAAGATCGAGCAATTAGAGGAGAAGCTTCGTTGAAGAAATCACTAGAACTACTTCTGGACTTTCTGATGTTTGTTGTTCCTATCTTGGAACTTACAGATGTCATGACCTTCATTCCAGTTGATTGGCTGCCGTACTATATGATCACCACCGTAGTCTTACGTAGACTACTTAGACTCTTGGAGGATAAACTTCGTGCCCCTACTCAAACTCCTGTGGAATAAATGGATCACCCCTGCATCATTTCAGATTTGGCTCCTTGTGGCTGGTGTCTTTGGTGTGTTAGTGATCGTCGTCAAAGAGACAATGAAAGCCTTATGGAAGGCAAAGAGAGACAACAAGGACCTGAAGAACGAACTCCAGAGGGCAAAGGAACTAAATGATGTCAAGATCAATGTTACTCGTGATGCTTCTACTGAGCGGCTGCGTAAGCATGGGGACCTCAGGGACGATTAACCTCTGCAACAAACTACCCACCGTGTCAGAGAGAGATACTGACCAAACTATCGTTGAGGTAGATAACTTCAATGCTCAATACCGTGCTCTGTATGGATGTAAATAATGCCGTCAAGTAAAAATTATAAGCGCGACTATGCCGCCGAATACAAGAACTACCATGCTTCTCCAGAGCAAAAGAAGAAACGTGCCTCTAGGAATGCTGCTAGGTCTGAGATGGAGAAGAGGGGTAAAGTACGTAAGGGAGATGGTAAAGACGTAGCCCATCGTGATAACAACCCTAAGAACAACTCTGGCAAGAACCTAGCAGTACAATCAAAGTCCAAGAACAGATCATTTGCAAGAACTAAATCAGCAGGGATGAAGAAGTAATGAGAATCTACTCCAGGACTACTGTAGACTATGAGTTTGCTGAACTAGGGGTTCTAGGCTACACTGATACTCTTAATGACAGACAGTTTGCTGCTCTTAGGGCCGAAGGTCTTACTGGCTCTCTGTCTGATATGTTCGGTCAATTTGATGGTACTCTTGGAGGAGGTGGGTCGGGGTTGCCGGATGTTCCTGCTGATGTTCTTGCATGGGTTGACTTCCGGCAGGGCGGTCTGGAATACGTTGCAGGCGAAACGGAGGTATCCGAGGGAGCACCTACATGGAGCGCGAGCGGGGCCAGCTTCGATGGCACGGACGACGCCCTGCGCTGGACTTACGGTTCGACGGCGTTTTCCAGCCTGCCAGCCGGGGACTTCTGCCTCGAAATGTTCGGGCTTTCGCTCGCCAACGAGGCAGGGTCTATCCTCGGAAACGACAATGATGCGGGCAGCACCGTCGCCGGAACGCGCGGCTTCCAGCTTTACTACCGCCTGTCATCGCCCCGCCTGGAGCTTTACGTTGACACGAACAACGGGACGGTGACGGCCCGGCAGGTCACGGCCCCGCCGGTTGACACACCCTTTCATCTTTGCGTCGAGCGATCCGGGAACAACTGGACCATCTATATCGACGGGGTCTCCCGGGCCACATGGACGTTGAGCGGCGCGATGGTCAACCCGGCGCGGGATTGGCGCATTGCCCGTCGCGGCAGCACCGATTTCAAGGTCATGTCCTGCGCGGCGATCCGGCTGACAAACGGGGTTCGCTATGGCGGTGCCTTCATCCCACCGGCAACCCCGGAGTATCGGCGGGGCGCTCTTGCTGGCGACTACGGCCTCTACCTCGGTCTTGGCGCGCGGACATGGTTCAACTCGCCTTCGATGCTGGTGGACGGCAACCGCGTCCTGACCCCGCGATGCGTGGACACTGGCGGCTCTGGCATCACCAGCCTGGTGGAGTGGAATACCGACACGGGTTATTACCGCCAACGTCAACTTGGCGCGACGCCGGGCGGGGATGACCACAACGAAGGGGGCGCACTCAAGACAGTAGCGGGCACCTATCTCTGGCTGCCGTGGGAGCATGGTGCGACGGCCCTGAATGTCTATCGTGGGACTGATCCAGCCGCGCTGTCTCTGGCCGATATAGGCCCACAACTGGATACGGTCCCGAATGGCTGGAGCTTCGCCTATTCCAACCTGATCCAGCTGGACGGCGAGGCGAATGACCCGATCTACCTGTTCAGCCGGGTGAACGGCGGATCGAACTACATGAGCCGGAGCCTTGATGATGGCGTGACATGGAGCGCCGCCGTGCCATGGCTGACCAGTGGCGGGCAGCGGCCCTATCCGCAGTTCTGGAAAACCAGCCCGACGCGCTTCGACTTCATTGCTACGGACGGCCACCCCGGCGAGGTCGTCACCAGCATCTGGCACGGCTATTTCGAGGGTGGGTTGTTCTATCAGTCGGACGGTACGCTGATCGGGGCGGCACCCATCGCGGTATCCTCGTTGACCAAGGTTCTTGACGGGACCGCAGCCAACTGCTGGACATGGGACCTGAAGGCATTTGGCAGCGAGATTGTAGCCGCCTTTTCGAGCTTCCCAACGGACGATACACACAGATACCATCGCGGCGTCCTCTCTGGAGGGGTGTGGACTGTCGAAACCGTGGTGAACGACGCGGGCTTCTCGCTCTATGGCCCAACACCTGTGGGACAGCCGCATTATTCTGGCGGCATTGCCATTGTCAGCAAGGATGTGATGATCGCGTCCTTCCCGGTCGGCGGTGTCCATCACCTGCACCGCGTGGTGCGTGACGGCAGCGGGACATGGACGGCCACGCAGATTACCTCCGGCAGCTACAAGGCGTTCCGCCCGGACGTGCAGGACGGCTACCTCACTTATGTCAGCGACGGACCCGGTGGGGCCTACCTGTCCTACACCAGCTTCGTTGGCTGTCGAATGATGGGTGTGAAGCTTTGATCCTGTACTTGACAGTCTCGGTGAACAAGTGATTAATTTAGGAGAACTGAATGAACAATAGAGATTCTATCAAGACCAAGATGGCTGCTGTAGAGAAACGTTATGGTAAGACAATCAAAGGAACAAAGTCTGGTAAGACTAAACCTAAGTTTAAAATAAAACCAATCTTAGGTAAAGACAAGATCGGTATCAAGATCAAAGGAACTTTCTAATGGCTAAAAGACCTACTTTAACTGACATCACGTCTCTCACTAACTCCAGTGCTATCAATACCCTTAGTCAGAATTGGCAGAACACATCGCCCGCTAACACATTTGCTCCGGGCGTCTTTGGTTGGACGGTGGTATGAGTAAAGTAGAAAGTCTAGGTCAACTTAGTCAAATTAACACAGGGCAGATAAACACTGCTCTCTCTAAGATTGAGACTGCTTTTGCAAACACTCTGTCAAGAGATGGCTCTACGCCTAATAACATGCAGTCTGATCTGGACATGGACTCGAATGATATCCTTAATGCTACCAGCATTACCTCTCAAACTATTACTGTGGGGTCCGCTATTATCGGTGGTAAGGAGTTTGATGGTACAATTACTTGGAAAGCTTCTTGGCTTACTGGGACTGTCTATGAATATCTCGATGTTGTAAACAAAGATGGTGCGCTTTACATATGTCTTGAGGCTCATACCTCTGATGTCTTCATGACTGACCTCACCAATACCAGATGGGAAGTCTTTATTGCCAACACCACTGGGCCTACTGGTGATCCCGGTGCTGATGGCCAAGGTGTCCCTGTAGGTGGTACTACTGGTCAGGTACTGGCTAAAGTAGACGGTACAGACTACAACACTGAATGGGTGGATTCTTCTGGTGGCTCCAGTGATCATGGTGCTCTTACTGGTCTAAGTGACGACGATCATACACAGTACCACAACGACTCAAGAGGTGACGCCAGATACTATACTAAGTCTCAGGTAGATACCTCTCTGTCCGGTAAGGCAGATACTAGCCATACCCATTCTATCGCTAATGTGACTGGCCTACAGACAGCCCTAGACGGTAAGCAAGCCTCAGGTTCGTATGCAGCCTCCTCTCACACTCATACTGCCTCTGAGGTTACTGACTTTAGTGAGGCTGTAGACGATAGAGTGTCTGCTCTTCTTGTAGCAGGAACCAACATAACCCTCACCTACAATGACGGAGCTAATACTCTAACTGTAGCCGCCTCTGGTGTAAGCCAAAGCCCTATCTTAGCATGGATGATATAAATGATTAACCTTACTAGTACTTCCGACCTTATCCGAGTTGTTACCTCTTCTGCCAGTCAAATTGAAGTACATGCCTCTTACGTAGACTTTAATGGTACTGCTGTAACTCCGGGTAGAACTAACACACCACATATTACTACAGCAACTACGACTACCGTTGTTCCTTCTCCGGGGTCTAGTGTGCAGAGGAACCTCAAGCACCTTAACATTACCAATGACCATGCCTCAGTAGCCTGTATTATCACTGTAGAGCATACGGACGGGACCACTGTCGAAGAACTAATCTCAGTTACTCTTCTGTCTGGGGAGAACATGGTTCTAGGTGAAGATGGTAGGTGGACCCACTACGACGCTAACGGTGCTGTCTACCCTCCTGCTGGTAAGGGCGCTTACGATGGCTATCCAGTAGTCTTTATGAAGTCTGGTACTGCTGCTGATACTGTAGGCTACTGGTACTGCACAAGCAAGGATGCTGGCTTTCCGGGGGCAGGGGCACCGGGTACTCCGGGTATCAACGGTAGGATTACTGATGGTACCACCTCAGGTGACTTTGGGTGTATTCCGATCAAGAACCCAGCAACAGGTTCTAACTACCTTACTGAGCTAACCATGGGGGCCTCTATCAACCACTCTCACTTGTTCTTCGATGTGCTCTGGGTTAACTCTGGTATTGCTGTAACTACCACTACTGCTCAAGCTATCACAACTCCTACCTTACCGGCCAGAGATGTAAACGGCACTACCAATGGTGAGGGTTGCATGATTGCTATGTTGACAACTACGGCCAATACTAACGCTGCTGTCATCAGCAACTCTACTGTGAGCTACACTAACTCCGATGGTACATCTGGCCGTACGGCTACTCTTACGGCTATTGCTGGTTCTCAGATTCCAGCTACTCCAGTTGTAGGGACTATTGTATGGTTCAATCTACAGGCTGGTGACAGGGGGGTTAGATCAATTGAGTCTATCACTCTTGGCACCTCTCTTGGTGCTGGTGCAGTATCACTCATGATCTGTCGTGACCTAGCCAACATCGGCACCTCTCTGGTTAACGTACAGTTTACTCGTAAGCTCAGTGAGCCGGGGGTTAGGTTGTACAATGGTACTTGTATGCTGCACTGTGTTCTTGCTAGTGCTACTACAGCTACGTTCTTCAACGGTGAAGTTGTGATTCAGGAGAAATAAATGAACAACAGAGATTCTGTAAAGACTAAAATGTCTGCTGTAGAAAAGCGTTATGGCAAAACTACTAAAGGAACTATGGCTGGAAAACCTAGACCCAAGACAAGAGTTAAACCAATCCTAGGTAAAAATAAAATAGGCTTTAAAGTAAAGGTGACATTCTAATGGCTAAGAGACCTACTCTAACTGATCTTACTTCACTTACCAATTCTAGTGCAATCAACACTCTCAGTCAGAATTGGGATGCTATTGAAGAAGCATTTGATAATACACTATCCCTTGATGGTAGCACCCCGAATGCAATGAATGCTGATCTAGACCTTAATGGTAATGGTCTTCTTAACGTTGGTGCTATTGACGTGGACAACCTAACCCTAAATGGCCAGACTGTTACTGATCTAGCTACCGTACCGGAGTGGAGAAGTGCTTGGGTTACTGCCACCAGCTATGCCAAGAATGACTTAGTAAAGACTGCTGGTAATGTGTATATCTGTCTTGAGGCCCATACTTCAGGTACCTTTGCCACCGATCTTACTGCTCTAAAGTGGGAGCTTATGGTATCTAAAGGTGACTCTGGGGCAGGTACTGGTGACCTTGTGTCAACCAACAACCTTAGTGACCTTGACGATATTCCTACTGCTAGGTCTAACCTTGGTCTTGGTACTGTTGCTGTAGAGAACACTGTTCCGGTAGCCAAAGGTGGTACTGGTGCCACTGATGCTGCTACGGCGAGGTCTAACCTTGGTTTAGGGGCTTTGTCTACTGCTGCAAATGTTACGACTTCAGAGTTTGCTGCTGCCACATTGGTTACTGAGGCTGAAGGTATCTCCAGTAATGATAACGACACCACGATCCCAACCAGTGCTGCTGTTAAAAGCTACACCGATGGCTTGCTTACTAGTGGATCAGTAGGGCCTACTGCTACGACTAGCGGGACTTCCTTTGACTTTACTGTGCCTTCTACTTGTACTAGAATTGTGGTTCAATTCTTTGGTGTATCCTTGTCTGGTACTGATGATATTCTAGTCAGACTTGGAGATGCTGGAGGTATCGAAACTACTGGTTATTACAGTGGCTCTAGAGATACTACTCCAGTAACAAATGGTCTTATTGTCTTTGTAGGTGGTTCTAGTCGAACTGCTACAGGACATATGGATATTGTAAGAGTAGGTTCTACTAATCAATGGTCTTCTATCCATAGTGTGTCTATGTCTACAATCAGTAACTCTGGTGGTGGCTCCAAGACTCTATCCAACTCTATTACCACAGTAAGAGTAACTCGAAGTGGTACAGATACCTTTGATGCTGGTAGTATCGCAGTAAGATATTGGACATAAAAGAAAGGGGCGCTCTCGCGCCCCTAACCTTATGCCTTGTCCCAAGGAAGACACTGGTACTCTACGTCTGGTAGAGGAAGACCTCGGGCTTCAATGTTAATCATGTTCTTCATGATATTCCTTTCAGCCTCTTGTGTACAGACCTCATAGGAAGGATAGATAGCTAGGTCTGCAAAGGTCTTACAAGGCTATACCATAAAGCAGACTAGATAGATAGCACTAAACATTATTCAACCTCCTCTGACTGATTAAAGTCTTCAATAAAATGTAATTTAACAAACTCAAGAATACCTAGAACCTCACAGTTTGAAATATTTCCTGCTCCTTCTTCATAAATATAGTCCACAATAGCTTTGACCATAGTAGAAGCTTTCTTATCTTCAGTCATTCTTTATTCTCCATTTCATTGATTAGTTTGTCGAGGTACACTTTAGCCTTTTTCAAATCTTCTACCGGATTTTTCTTGTACCTCCAGCGATGGAGGTATTTCTTTATGTTCCACTCAAGACCACCTAAGTATGCTTCTCTCGGCATATTATCTTTCAGGTAGTCCCAACACTCAATCTCACCACCAGTATAGTGATCAGGTTTATTTACTTGGTCTGTCCCCATCTTCAACCTCCTTAGCAGTCTTAAGTAGAATATCCTTTATGGCATAAGACAAAAGGAACTGCACCTCCTCAGCAGTCAGGTCAAATTCAATCTCTGCTCCACCATCTTCCTTTTCGTAGATATTGATCACTTCCATTTAGTTAACTCCGACCATGAAACAGGAAACTTCTCAAGCATTTGCTCACTGATTTGGTTAGCAATGAGTCTAGTTTCTTCTTGGGTATCTGGTTTGCAACGTAGCTTGCACATATTAGCAAAAGCATCTAGGCTCCCACTCCAGAACCATTCGGTCATCATACTTTGAGGTAGAACCATACGGGCCATCTCAGGGGCCACACCTTCTGCCAGCATACACTCATATTCAAAAAGGCATGTGTCGTAGTAATCAGTCAACACACCATAGTCCACTACTCCTTCACTACCTTGCTTTTTGTCTTTAGCCCTGCCTCTCCATACCTTAGGTTCATAGAACTCTGGAGTATCGTCAACATACCTTCGACTGACTTCGTTCATCCTAAGGAACTTATGTTTAACTAGTTGTCTGGCTACAAACACAGGAGCTTTAACATGGAAACTAGCAAAGCAGTGACCGAAGGGACTGTAGTGTCCATGGTCTGCAAGGTACTTGATCAGCTTATGGTTCTGTTGTTCAGTGAACTCCTTATATCCTTTCTTGAATGATACTCTGGCAGCGTCTACCACAGTGTTGTCATTACCCATGTAATTTAGTAGAGTAGCTTTCATAGTCTCTCCTTTAAGGTTGTGGCCTAACAGACGATCTTAATGGGTATTGGCTTACGCCGCAGGGTTTCTGGTTTGCCACTCGCCTACTATAAACCCTTGTTCAGCATTCGGTTACTTACGTTTGAACATGGTGCCGTCTCTGTAGGTCTTTAGCCTATGGCAGTTAGCACACAATACTTGGCATTTACTTAATTCCTCCTTTAATCTTTTCTTAGACCAAGAGGTGTTTATAGCTTGCCTATGGTAGGTTTTGCTTTTCCTAGGAATGATATGGTCTAGGTCAAGCTGTACACTATGTTCTGCTTTGAAATCACACAAGGCACAACCCTTAAGCATCTTCCATCTCTTAACTAAATCAGAGTTATGACTCTTGTACTTTCTGTTTACTAGGAGCCGACAGTCATTACAGTTGTTTTGGTACTCACCTAATCTAGCTTTACCTCTTAAAGTAAATTCTGTAAACGGTTTAGTTTCCTTACACTCACCACATGTCTTCATGAAATATCTACAATCTCACAGACATCCCCAGTACAGGCAAAGGTTTGACTAGACTTTGTCCCGTCTTCCTTCTCGTAATCAGCTAGTTTAGTCCAATCAATAGAGGTGGGCATCATACTCAAAAGGTCTTCGTATTCTCTATCAGAACACTCTTGATAAGGTGCTTGTTGATAGGTGTGGTCGCTATGCGGCAGGAATGATACACCACTTACTTCGTCAAAGTTTTTGTATACCCAAGCCCCAACCTCCATCCACTCGTGGTCTCTAACAGTTACTGTAATAGAAGGCTTATGCTCACACCAATGTCTTTGGTATACCATCCACATCTGAAGCTGCTCTAGAGCAGTCATTTCGTTTCTAGTCACACAGCCCTTAGGTGATTTAGTGGGGAAGCTAAAGACAGTAGTATTAATAGGCTTCATTACATCTGGCTCATTTGGGATACCTTGAGCTTTCATAAACTCTGTTAGAGGGTCTTTGTTGTCTCCTCTGACAGTCCTGATGTAATACTCAGAGTGTCTTGCATGTATACCGGAAGCACTGTCTACAAGCTGGGACACAGTACCAGATGGTTTAACACAGGTGATGGCGGTAGAAGGATTAATTCCTAGGCTGCTTGCAAACTCTTTATTAGTCTCCACAGCTAATTGCCTCAGATGTTTTAGTGTTTTATCTAATCCAACGTTCTTCATAGTCATAAGAGGATTATCCATGATGCCAGTTAGAGACACACCAAGAAGCCTTTCTTCTTCTGTATTATCCTTCCAGATTTTTCGAAGGTACGGAAAGTGGATAAGAGTGGACTGTATAGTCCCAAGGATCGTAGCTAGTCTTACCTTTCGTTCTAGGTCTTCTACACTATCTGCCGCTCTAACAACAACTTCGGTTAGATTGCAGAACTGATAGGGCCTAAGAATAATCTCAGAGCAGGGATTAGTACCAAACTCATGGTCAGTCTTGCGTCTACCACTCTTAGCTGCTTGAGCAATAGAGGCTGGCCTTGAGAAGATACCACGTTCCCCACTCTTGCTCTCAACCAAAGAGGACCACTCACGAATAAATGTTTCCATGTCAGGCTTCTCGGTATAGGCTACCGAGTTATTAGCTAACGCTCGTTGTGGATTCTTCTCCCACCACTGTCCAGATTTAGCGTGGCGCATACGGTCATCACTAAGATTAGATAGAGAAATCATAGCAGACCTGCGTACACCACCAACTACGACTACCTCCCCAATCTTACACATAATATCGTGACATTCTAGTGACGAAAGTTTTCGTCCTTGAGCATCTTTAAACTTAGACACAGTGAACCTGAACAAATCTTCTAGAGGTCCGGGACCAGACGCTCTACCACCAAAAGTCTTTAGCTTTGCACCTGCTGGCCTAACTCTGGATACATCCCATTTAGGAATCTCTCCGCTGTACAACAGTGCTATAAGTTGACGATAGGCTTTAGCCCAACCTTCTTTACTGTCTTTAACAACTACGTTTGTCTCACTATCGAAAAGCTTTGGCACCTCTGGAAGCTTCTGAACGTACTGTCTCTCAACAGAGAAGCCTACACCAGTACCGCACAGAAGAATAAACATAGCCTCATCAAAAGATTTCGGGTCGTCAACTGGAAGGTAGGAGCAGTTATACCCTGCCGTGTTATCCCTATCTAGTGCGGGGCCAGCAGACATCATAGCCCGCATAGACGGCATAACTTCCATATCAATAATGGCTTGTTGGATATCTTGGAACTCAGTATAGGATATTCCGTTACCAACATACTTGCCCAACACATTAGCTGTGTACCGCTGTACAGTCTCTTCCCAAGTCTCCCTACGTTTTTCTGTGTCGAGCCATCTAGCATATCGGCTAACTGCAATGAACTTCTGGTAATCTGTCTTAATAGTCAAGCAAAACTCCATTGTTTGTCAGGACCACGTTCTTAACTTCATGGTCTAGGTTAGAATTAAAGTCTGGGATCATCACCTTCTCGTCTTCAGGGAACCCCATCAGTAGGTCTACTAGTTCTTTAACGGTCACTGTGTTTTCCTTCCGATCTTAATGGGTGGCACATCTCTATGCTCTTCACATACTGTGTACAGGAATCTAGGCTCTTGTTGGTTGTTCTTATGGAGGCCACACACAGCACAAGGCTCTGTACTAGGGTGTCCAATATCAGCGGTCATTTACTGGCTCCTCATCAATGTAGATAAAACGGCTGTGTCTTAGTGCTAGATCAATATCTTTCTCTGGGTAGCCTGCGTCTTTGAGTTGTTGTACATAATCTTCTTGTAGTACCGCAGGAAAGCCATACATCCAGCCGCTAGGAGGATCAACTAGTTTCATCGTTTGTCTCCGCTACCTTTAAGCTTACCACGTTCCATACGAGACTTAAGCTTCTCTACATTCATCTCTGCAATAGTGCTAAGATGATAATCAAGCTCTGCTGCTGCTCTAGCAAGATACCAAAGAACATCTCCAAGCTCTGCTGCCATAGCATCAGCATCATAGGTGTTGTCTCTGATAGCCTTCTTGACCTTACCAGCAAACTCTCCTGCTTCAGAGGCTAGACCAAGAGCAGTGTACTCCAGTCCTTTCTCTGGTGGATAAATAGCAGTGGAGTCAGTGAAGTCTTGATAGGCGTCAAACATAGTAGATTGAGCAATCTCTTTCATGTCTTCTTCTTGTTCCTTACGCCAGTCTTCTAACTCTTGAATCATGTCTACCATTTGCTCTTCCTCCTTGCCTACAGGTTCGCCGTAGTTAATACTCCAGTAGTATTCAGTACCGGGTACTTGGTCATGTTCAGTCATCATCTTCAGTCTCCCAACTAAATTCCTCTAGGTCAATTAGACCCTCTCTAATCAATAACTCTACTACCACTTGAGGTTCGATATCGTTAGTCTCCAGTAGATACTCCAGACCTACATCTTCTACTAGATGCTCAATAGCCTCCTCTGATACTGTCTTATGCTTTCCCATATTCTTTTCTCAGAGCCTCCAGACTAACATGTTGAAGATCGTAGCAGCCATCTTCTACATTTCTTTTGATGCACACTCCTGAGGACCAATGATTACACTGGGATTTTCCTGCCCATGGGGCAACGTAGTCTTGGTATACTCCGCATACAAGTCCTTGACGTTGACTACCAGAAGAATCTCTAAGTACATGATAGTCAAAAAGATGGGAATGCCCACAGGTGCTTGACTTGAACCGCTTCTGGGTAAGAGCGAATCCGTGATGAACAGACTGAAGTGCACGACCACTAATACCACTAACAAAGTAATGGCTATAATCAATTCCATCAACATTAATTACTCCGGGGTTTCCACCGTCATACTCGACAACATCGCTGTACCTACTTGCAAAGTCAAGGTCCCTAAAAGAAATCCCATAACGAATGCCTTCAAGGTGAGGTTCGTAGTCCAGAACCTTTTTAATCCTGTGCTCATGGTTACCCTCCAAGATAACACTATAAGGCTTCTATTCTTGTCTGGCCTATCCACCTTTATTGGATGCTATCAAAATGATTCCAGTGTATGAAGTGCCTTATGGCTATATCGTCCACAGAGATGGTAAGGTGTCTGAGAGGACTAGATGGAAGGTCAGCTCCATCTCCAGCCTATCGTCTAAAGGTCGAAGAGAACTAAAGCCTATTGAAGATGCTGAAGGTTTCCTCATGGTGCACTTTGGCCTGACTCTTAGAGGTGGTAAACAATATGTCCATAGACTTGTAGCAGAGAAGTTCATCCCTAATCCTGAAGGCTATGAGCATGTGATCTTCAAGGATGGTAATCCTAAGAATTGTAATGCAGATAATCTGGAGTGGTGTCCCTAATGAGTGAGTTACTGATCCTAGTTGTAATCATCGCTTTGTTTGTAATCGTTATGGAGGGTAAACCTTGAGCCGAACGCATCTAATTATCCCGGACAGTCACGCCCATCCAGACTATAAGAATGATCGGTATGGCTACATTGGTAAGCTAATCCTAGACCTGAAGCCTGATGTCTTGGTGAACATCGGAGATACTGCTGACATGGCTAGCCTCTCTGCCTATGACAAAGGTAAGGCTAGCTTCCATGGTAGAAACTATGAGAAGGATATCGTAGCTCATCTAGATGCTCAGGAGCGTATGTTCTCTCCTATTGTGAAAGCAAAGAAGAAGCGCCCCTATAGTGTCATCCTAGAAGGAAATCATGAGCACCGCATTAAGCGCGTACTAGATTTCGAGCCTCATCTAGAGGGTATTAAGTATGGCATTAGCTTCAAAGACCTA